AAATAAATTAAAACATAGATGGCGAGGAAGATATAATGAAGATACAGATTTAAGTTTAAGAGTTTTAAAAGATGGGGATTGCACTATTCTATTTAATGCGTTTTTATGTGATAAAGTAAATACGATGATAATGACAGGTGGTAATACAGATAAGTTGTATAAAGATGATGGCAGAAAAAAAATGGCAGAGTCATTAGTTGAGCAACATCCAGATGTTGTTAGAATGGCTTGGAAATGGGATAGATGGACTCACTTTGTAGATTATAAGCAGTTCAAACTTAATAACAAGCTAATTAAAAAAGATGGGATTAGTATTAAAAAAGGTATTAATAATTATGGCATGAAATTAATTCAACTGGAGAATGTATGATTTTAGTAACTGGAGGAGCAGGGTTTATTGGAACTAATTTAATTGATAGATTAATAAAAGAGAAAGAAGATGTAATATCATTTGATAAAAAAAAATTTAAAAATAAAAATATAACTATTTTTAAAGGAGATTTATCTAAGTCTAAAGATTTAAAAATCTTTATTGAATACATTGGAAGAGTAAAATTAATAATTCATTTAGGTGCAATAGCAAGAGTTCATACATCAATAAAAGAACCTAAAAAAGTATTAATAAATAATTTAGTTAGTACGATTAATGTTCTTGATTATGCGAATGAGTTTAATATTCCAATTATTTATGCGGGGTCTAGTTCAAAATTTGCTGGTGCGAATAAAAGTCCTTATGCTTTTTCAAAATATAAAGGCGAAGAGCTATGCAAATTATATAATCAATTATATGGTTTGAGGGTTTATGTTTGCAGATTTTATAATGTTTATGGAAATCATCAAATTGAAAAAGGTAAATATTCAACTGTAATCGGAGTATTTGAAAAGCAATTTAGAGAAAATAAACCATTGACGATTGTAGGCGATGGAACACAAAAAAGAGATTTTACTCATATTGATGATATTGTAGCTGGGATTATAAAAGCAAAAAACATGATTATGGATTCAAAATATTCATATTTAGAATTTGATTTTGGAACTGCAATTAGTTATTCTATAAATCAAGTTGCTAATATGTTTGGTAAGGATTATCCAAAAAAATATATAAAAAGTAGAGATGGAGAATATAATTTTTCATTGGCTGACAATGCTTATACAAAGAACACTTTGAACTGGAAACCGAGTAGAAAACTATCAAATTACATAAAAAATATAGTAAACCCTTAAATAACCCTTAAAATAAATAAAAAAAGACTTGCCTCGTATTATATAAAGCCCTAGTTTGTTACTGTGATTATCAAGAAAAACGACAAGGAGTCAAAAGTGAATAAAGGTAAATTTAATAATAATAGAGGTTTTGGAGTTGAAATCGAGTTTATCAGACCAAGAGGTGCTTCAAAGCAAGATATATGTGATGCTTTAACAGTTACTTGTGAGGTAGAGGGATATAACCATATCACTAGACCACATTGGAAAATTGTTACTGATTGTTCAGTAGATGCAAACAGTAGCCAACATGATAGAGGTTTAATTGGAGATAATGAGATTGTTTCTCCAATCCTTTATGGCGAGAATGGTTTTGAGCAGTTAAAGAATATCTTAGACACTCTTAATGAATTAGGATGTGAAGTTAATTATACTTGTGGCATTCATGTTCATCACGATGTAACTAATAAGATGGTTGAAGGTAAAGAGCAGAGTCAAAAATTCTTAGCTAATCTTGTAAAATTTGTTGCTAAGTATGAGCATCTAATTTATAAGTTAGTTTCTCCATCAAGATTAGATGGCAGAAATTATAGCACACCAGTTAGACAAGATTTTTTTGGATATGGTTCTACATTAAGTAAGAATGATGTTAATAGAATGGTTGCTAGAGTTAAGCGTAATTGTGAGAATAAATATCGTTATAGTAGTGATATTAACAATAACCAACCATCTCCAAGTGTTCAATATAATAGAGCTTGTGGTCTTAACTTTCGTAATGTTTGGACAAGAGGGTCTGTTGAATTTAGATACCATAATGGCTCTTTAAACTTTGATAAGATTGTTTCATGGATTGTCTTTACTCAAGCGATTGTTAATTCTGTTGAGGATGCAAGTAGTGTTAAAATGAGTTATGTTCCAAATAATGTTGATGGTCTTTTTTACTTAAGGAAGGCGATTGGTTTTGTTGGTAATACTAATAGAGATGATGTTACTGAACTAGCTACTAATTATATTGTTAAAAGATATAAAGAGCTAAGTGCTAGAGAAGATGATTACCTAAGAAATAGACAATATAGTTATGTTCAAGATGGACTAACTACAAACCAAATAGGAGCGTAATATGTGTGGTTTAGCGGGAGTTATTTTAAAACAAAAAGATAGAGACAACGAGACCCTTAATCGGGTCTCAAGGTCTTTTTCAAAAATGCTTACAGAGGCAGATATAAGAGGCGGTCATGCCACAGGATTTGCTCTAATAGATAAGTATGGAGATTATGTAATATGTAAAAAGCCAAAAGATGCTTATGACTTTTTTAATGACAACGAGGTTCAAGATAATATTGGTTTGGTTTATGATGGCATCACTACAATGATGGGTCATACTAGATATGCGACATTAGGTTCTCCATCAATCAATAGTAACAACCATCCAATTAGGACAGGTCAAACGATAGGAACTCATAATGGTTCTATATCTAATCACAAAGAGCTATTTCATAAGTATAATATGAAACGATATGCTCAAGTAGATAGTGAGGCGATATTTAGATTGTATGAGACTTCTAATGATGTTGATGAGTTCTTAGATGATAGGTTGCCAAAAGTTCAAGGTCGTGTTGCGATTGTTTGGGCGGACTTAGAGCGACCAGATTATGTCTATATGGTAAAAGCTAATAATCCTATTCAAATGGTCTATATTCCAGAGTTTGATTGTTATGTATATGGTAGCACCGATTCAATCATAAATGCGGGTTTATGGCACTATTATGAGCGTATTACAATAGAACCTAACACGATGGTTAGAATTGATACTAGGACTCTTAAGATTGATACAAAAGATATTAAGATAAAAGAACCAAAGCCAAAACGCTTTTCATTTTACGATGATAAGATTGGAGCATATAAAGACGAACCTCAAACAGTTGATAGATTCGTTCCGAGGTTTTCGTATAGTGACCAATTAAAAATGTTTAAAGCTAGTGATGGCTCAAAGATAAGGAAGGTAAAATAATGGATGATAAATTTATGAGTATAGAAGTATTTGTATATGGTACATTAAAAAAAGGTGGTGGCAATCATCACTTCTTAAAAGATAGTGATTTCGTTAGACACGAGATTTTAAAAGACCATGCAATTTATGTACCAAGAGGTATGAGATTTCCAATAATGCTTAAAAGTAAAGGCGATAAAGTATATGGAGAAGTCTATCGTATAAGTAGCACAACATTAGCTAAATTAGATATGCTTGAAAGCGAGGGTCATTTATACAATCGTGTTAATGATATTGAATTAGGTTTTCAATATTATTTATATAACGAAAGTGACGCTTGGGAAATAAACAAAAGCAAAGATAAAATAGATAGTGGATATTGGAAAACCATGTTTGAAGTTGATTTAAACTTAATAATAGATAATCGTAACTATACAGATAAGGCAGATAAGTTAGTATTTCACATGAGGTTTTTTGATGGGAAACGAGCGCCAACAAATAAAATCTATATGGACTTAGTAAAGAGAAGAAGTTATTTAGATTTAAACACCGAAAATGAAGAGATATTTTTAAGGGATTGTATAATTGAGGGAGTTGTAAGTGAGTTTAGAGAGCCAATACATAAGTTCTATAATATGTAATATATGCGAAAAGAATGTAACGATTGTAAATAGGCAGGATAAAGGAAACAAATCAAGATGGGTTTGCGAAAAATGTAGCGAAAAATATCCAAGATGGAACAATTAGAACATATAGTAACAATAGTATCTTTTGAAGAGTTTAATGATTTAATTAAAAAAACTGGCGATGATGAATTAACCATAATGGAACTAATAGATGCTATAGCAAGAATCAATGGAGAAATATATGAGCAAACAAACTCGATTGGAGAATGTTAATCACGACTTTTTATATCATGCGGAGATAATGTATGAAACAAAAAATGCATTAGATTATAAAAGCGCAGTCGGAAACACTCTTAAAGACTTATTAAAAGATATAGATATAAGATTAAAACAATTAGCTAAAAGAAATCCCAAAATAGTACAAGTGTTATACAAGCCTCAAAACGAGTCTATAAATATAACGCCTAAGATACTATCCCTAATGAAACTAAAACCTTTTTATAGCTCAAAATAGACCCCTTTAAATGCTATAATAGCCTAGCATATTTAATTAAAATAAGCACTTTCATTAATTTTAAAAGAGTTTTTAAATTTAAACCATAAAAACTAATGGAGATTGCTATGCCAAAAGGCAAGGGAACTTATGGTTCAAAGCGTGGGAGACCACCTAAAAAATCTAAACCAATGAAATCAAAAAAAGCTAAGTTTGGCAAAAAGCGAAAATAAAACTGCTTTAAATGTTGAACTTGTAGGCATAAAGAATCTTAAACTAACTCATTCATGGCGTATTGAGTTTGATGTATATGAGATAGACAACGATAAAGTTAAAGATTTAATGGATATGTTAAACAAACCTATCTCAATGGGATTAGTACAACTAGATGACTAAACACAAGGAGAACAGAAGGGAGAATGGTCAATTTAAAAAGGGTCATAAACCTAAAACAATGTGGAAAAAAGGAAAGTCTGGTAATCCTAATGGTAGGCGCAATGCTTATAGTGACTTAATAAAAGAGTTTAGTTATCAAGAAGTAAATGGCAAAGAGCGTAGAGAAATAATATTAGGTAAGTTATTTCAATTAGCAGAGCGTGGAGATTTAAGAGCAATACAATTTATAGTTGAACGCATGGAAGGGAAGGCGTTAGAGCGACAAGAACGAACAACAAAGAACGAACCAATACAAGTAATGGTTATAGGAGAAGATTAAATGGCTAAAAAAGTAAGTTGGAAGTGGGGTAATAAAAGATACTCTGGAACATTAATAAGAGAAACTAAAACGCATAAGTTTGCTAGAACTGCAAGTGGTCAAATTAAAAAGATTGTTAAAAAGAAAAAGAAATGATTCAATGGACTTTAGACAAGACGAGAAAAGATATATTAAACGACCCAAGCAGGTTCAAAGTCTTAGTATGTGGTCGAAGATGGGGCAAAACTATTCTATCGCTTATGTATTTATTGAAAGACCCATTTCAAGCAAACGAAAGAAGATGGTTTATCACCCCTACCTACAGAATGGGTCGCAACATTGTGTTTCCTACTCTTCGCCAAATGTTTCAAGGGTTTGTTGGAGCTAAATTAAATGAGACTGAAATGTCAGTAAGATTTGAGAATGGAGCAGAGTTTGCAGTTAAAGGCGCAGACAATGAACACGCATTAAGGGGTGTGGAATTAACTAAATGCGTAATGGATGAGATGGCATACATCAAGCCTCATGTTTGGGAAGAGATTGTGTATCCTATGTTAGCAACAACACAAGGAAGCGTGTTATTTATAGGCACACCAAGCGGTTATGATGTAATGTATGATTTATATAGTCGTGGGCAAAGTGAAAAGAATTGGCGTTCATGGCAGTTCAAAACAATAGATGGTGGCTTTGTATCGGCAGATGAAATAGCTAGTGCAAAGAAAACAATGGATGCTAGTGTATTTAGGCAAGAGTTTGAAGCATCATTTGAATCAACTGGCAATAGAGCTGCATGGAACTTTGATAGAGAGATTCATGTTAAAAGAGCTAAAGAGTTATCTAGTTATAAATGGTGGGGATGTGATTTTAATGTTGATTATATGAGCGCAGTATTATGTACGCAATACACCGATGGCACAATTCATTACTATGATGAAATAAGATTAAAGAATAGTAACACCGAACAAATGGCTAGAAAAATGAAAGCGATTGAACCTAATGTTGAAGTCTATCCTGACCCTGCAGGAAGTGCAAGGTCTACGACATCTAATCGTTCAGACCATCACATCTTAAGAGATTATGGATTCTTAATTAGGGCAAAGAAGTCGCATCCAAGTCACATAGATAGATTAAATGCATTGAATAGGAAGCTATTAGATGCGGATGGTAATGTAACAATGACCATTGACCCTAAATGTAAATACTTAATAAAAGATTTAGAGCAAGTGCAGAGAGATAAAAAAGGGGGGATTGAAAAATCTAACATGGAGCTTACTCATTCACTAGATGCTTGTAGCTATG